AACACTTGTTCTCCAAATAGTTCTCCTAATCTTTTTTTACGTAACTCTTGTGCTGGCACATCTGATGTTTGTGATGTGATTGGTACAAAGGTCCACCCCTCTGCATGTAGTAACTTTACCCAAGTCTGTGATTCTAACATAGGGCGTTGTGTTCCCATCCATGCACTTCTATTAAATTCTCTGATTTCTTGTCTAATGGTATCTTTACTAACACCAAATCTATTGGCCATTTCGTAGTCGTCTTCCGATGTGTCCACTGACTTGTATGGATAAAATCTATTTCCATTTTTGTCAAAGTATGATCGTAGTTGCATCCACTTGGTAAAATGGTGTTCCCATTCTAACAGTACTCCGTCTACGTCTGTAAGTATTATTCTATTATGAGATATCGGCATCTTCCATTCCTGCTACTCTCAATTTAACAATGTTTGTTATCTGCCATTGTTTTTGATCTAACCCTTTGGTGATGCCTAACCATTGATTACGTATTAATGCAAAGTCGTTAATTATTTTACTCATGTCAACAACGTCAGCTTCACCGTCAACATACTTCTCTGCGTCTCTACTGCTTAATAATTTATTATAGTTTTCTAGGAATTTCCTAAAAGTTTTAGATCGTAATCTTCTTAATTCTATGTTTAGGTATTCTAGTATTGCTTCAAGTTGTTGTAGTTGACTAAATCTTTCTTCAACTATGCCAGGTAACGATGCACTAGCTCTTTCCAAGTTACCGTATATCTTACACTGCTTTCTTGCTTCTAGTAGTTCAGCATCAAAGTATGCTACACAGTCAGGTATCTTAGATAAATTTCTGCTAACTTCATTATACCAGTTTATCATTCATCCTCGCCGTAACCCACGTCATCAGATTCTTCTTCCTCGAACACAGTGTTGACAGCTTCCTCAAGTTTTGGATCAAGCTCTGCAGATCCTTTGAGTACGTCATGATCTACTCCAATGTCTTCCAAACTTTTAATGAAATCTATTGCCATGTCTAATCTTTGTCTCTCGGGTACGTAATGGATGATAGAATTCCACAATCTTTCAATATCAGCGTGATCAAAATCTATCATATACTATTCCTTTTCTTCCTTAATTGGTTCTACTTTTTTAGTTTTTGCTTTTGGCTTTACTTCTACTTCAATAGGAGCGTCTGTATCTTCTTTATCAGCAAAATCTGTGGATTCTTTAAAGTCTGCCATTAGCATATCTAATTTATCACCGATCCATTGTTTTCTAAAGTCGATATGTTCTTTACCTGCTTTGTCAATGTATTTTAGCCTGTTTCCAGTCTGTACAAGTATACCTTTCTTTTCAAATAGGTCCACTAGTCCACTGTACGGGTTCATTCCTGTTTCATATGGAATCTTAACCTGTACACCTTCAAACGGTTTAGCATATCTTGTTTTCATAACTTTACAAGCCGCTCTAATACCTCTTACGTCTGTAACTTTGTTACCATCAAGATCTTCTTTTAATTTAAGTTTTTTCATTGCAATAACTATTGAACTTGCATAGATAAATCCCTGTCCACCTGATATCTTATCATCTGGGTCAAACATATCCTGTGATGCGTAAGTGTGATTTGTTGCTACAAGGCCTACGTTCCATGAACCGAACATGTTAACACAGTTTCTCACAAGTGCAGTTAATGCCTTAGGTTTTCTACCTAGGTCACCTTTCATATCACCCGCTTCAAACTGATTAACGTCAGTTGGTGTAAGCATCATGCCTAAACTGTCTATAACAAATAGTACTTTAGGTGCACCTTCTTTATCATCTGCGTGTGCTTCTTTGTAACCTTTCATAAACTCTGAAATAGTTTTAGCTACATCATCGATCATTGATATACTTAATTTTAGAAGTTTCTCTTCCGATGTGTCTACTTTCAATGCCTGCAACCATTTCTCATCCAATGCGTTCTCTGTGTCAACAAGTATAACAAATATACCTTGCTCCTGTGCATTCTTAATAATGTTTCCTGCGGCTATGTATGATTTACCTGCTCCGGATTCTCCTGCAAATACCGTAACTTTGCCTAGCGGAATTCCTTTGTTGAAATCGCCTGTCATTAAATAATTTAATGCATAATTTCCTGTGCTGATCCAATCAGTGGGATCACTGAACCCTATGCCTAAACCTTGGATTGATTTTGTAATACTCTTTCTAAACTTTGTTGCGTCAAATACTTTCGTCATAATTTTTAGTTCCTTTCTACTATTATATTTGCTTTACTGTCTTTTGTCAAATGTTCCATGTTTATTATCTCTATTTTACCAATTGGCAACATGCCAATACCGTGTTTCTTTTCTAAAGGATCAATGTCATTGTCCTTGCACCAATCGATAAAATTTGATTCAAATATATTTTCTTTATCCTTAAGTGCAATATTAATATCAGCACCGATGTAATGATTATTCTTTGTAGCATCATAATCAAATGGTAAGTCGTCCTTACACAAATCCATATAACTTTTTCCTAATTCATTGTATGCTAGGTATACTTCATTTTTTGTTTGATTAAATTGAAACAAACTATGTTCTTTCTCTGTGAGCTTAATTCTCGGAGTTGTTATTCTTTTCTTAGTCCATTGTATAGGTAATTGATCTAGTGTGCTTTCACTTGAACTATGCTCTAATGCGTGTACACAATAATTTAAATCTCTAATATTTTCTTTTATGTTCATTGGTGCAATTTTCATTAATTTAGTAGGATTGTCAAAGTCTCCAGATAGTTTTTCAAATGCCATGTGTAGTGTATTGTACAAGTCTTGATCATTCCAATTTATTTGTTTAGGTGTTTTTATAAATTCTATTTTTAAAAAAGTGTTAATGTTTTTTACAGCGTCTAGCAACATGTCTTTGATTTCGTCACGTGTACGTAAACTAAAAAATGTTCTCATATGATCTATGTCCTCACCGTCGCCTACATAAATGGATTCAATTAAGTTTTTCCATTTGTGGGCAACGGTGTGATCATAAAGATTTATACGAAATGCAGGTTTGCCATCGATCTCGTATAACATTTGTCAGATTATTTTGCTTGTCTTGATCTAATCAACTTCAAGATGTCTTCTGCTCTCTTGGCACTGTCGCCTGCAGGAGCCGCCGTTGCCGGTGCCGCCGCTGGTTGTGGTGCTGGTGCAGATTCCGTAACAGGTGCACTTGCTGGTGCAGTTTCGGTTACTGGAGTTGCTGTTGGTACAGTCACTTGCGGTTTAGCTTGATAAGCCATTCCAGCAGGTCTGTAATACTGTCCATATTGCTCAAGATCAAAAGCTTCACCTTCGACAGATTTCTCAAATAATTCTTTGATTATTTTCACTTCTGCGTCAGTTGGCTCTTTTGGTCTGTAGTCACCCAGGTTGTGTAACCCATGTGTTTCTACTGCGGCTCTTTCTGCTTCGTCTAGAGCTCTTTCTCTTCTTGACCATTTTGATGTTGAGTAGTCAGCATAACCACCTTTTGTAGTTTTGTTGATTCTGAAGTCAACACCTTTTACGTAATCAGTAGGCATCTCTTCCATCTCTGGATCCAGTAATGCACTTCTAATGATGTTAAAGATCTGAGGTCCGATTATAAATCTTCTAACTGGATTCTCAGGTGTTGTGTCTTCCGCCAACGGATTTGTTGTGACAAAACCTTGGAAAATGTAACTTTTCTTTTTCCAATATTTTCTGCCCATGTCTTCCATGCTCTTGTCCTTGAACCATGGTCGAACTTCAGTTAGTACTGGGCAAGTCTTGCCATACATCTCCATACATGGTACTTGTACCTGTACTGGTCTAGAGTCAGTCTGACCTTTAATACCTGCGAAAGGTAATTTGATCATGTTTCTCTCAGTCCAGAAGAATGTATTTGTTGTATCCTTATCGGGCAAGAATCTAAGTACTGCTTCTGATCCTTCTGCTATGTTCCAATGTGGATAAATGGCGTTGTCTCCGCCTGTGTTGGAAGTGGAGCGATTCACTTCTTGAGATTTTAACTTCGCCCTTATTTCAGCTAATGATGCCATAATGTAAGCCTCCTTGTGTGCCTATGTTTGTTAGTTTTAAGTTGCCTTAATTTGCCTAAATGTATATTAGACATATAGTACATAATATACAACTATATTTATCAGTTGTCTACTACTATTATTGGTAATGTGGGTATTTTATGATTAGATGTTAGCTAGTTGTTTGATTCTATCTAATTCTGTGTTGATCTTTTCTGCTTCTTCTTGATCTTTTGCTATTTCTTGTTCTTTGTCTTCTGCTTCATCCTCTGGATCTCTAACAACCATGTCTGGAGCATTGTCTTCTTTTTTAAGTTTGTCGTAGTTCTGTGATAGGTATGCCATTGCCGCTTTTGCGTCATGTGTCTTGAAAACTTCTTCACCGTCCTTGTCCAGCACAGCATTTACTTTCTTACCCGTTTCTTTGTCTGTGTACATTGAAACGTAAGGTTTGATGTCCTCGAAAGTCAAACCCTCTAATTGGTTTTCTTCTTTCTGCATTTCTAGTTCTCGTTTTCTTTTTTGTATCTCTGCCTGCATTTCCAAATCTTTACTTGTTTTTGGATCCATCTGTAAATCTTGTAGTGCTTTTAGTTTTGCTTGTCTGTCTTCTGCATCTTTAGGAGTTGCGTATTCGTTAACAGTCTCGTCAACCCATGATTCAAACGCTTCAGTTTCTTTGCCTATCGCTTTTCCCTTGATGTCTTTCTTAGGATTGAAATCTGCTGGATCCATTCTCACTTGGTCTGCATACGCTGAATCTGATTGCATTTTCTTGTAGTCGTCAATGTATCTCTTCGCTAACTGTACTGCGATCTTTTTATTGCTGTTGTAGTCCGGACCCGGTTTGAATGAAGCTGAACCTTCTTGTTCTATTCCGTCTGCTACTCTAGAAGCAAAGTTTGCCACTCTGTCTTCCTCTCCTGTCTTTGTTAACATTCTCGATGCTATGTCTGAAAGTATTGCTCCAAGCATTGTGCTCTTGTCTTTGAATTTTGTTGCTGATAACATCTTGTCTGCTGATGCATCTTTTCTTAGTACTAGTTTAGCTTCTGGGTCAGTCAAGAAACTTTGTACTACTGCACCATGGTCCACTTGCGGTTCTGGCTGTGCCATAATAGGGTCGGTGTCTTTAGGTATTATGGTAGGTTGTGTATCTTTTATTTTTGGTCCGTCTGTGTCGTCTAGCTCGTTCACTGGTTCTTCTTTAGGTGCTTCCAGTTCACTCATTATTCTGTTGATAATTGGTAGTGCATCTTCAACTCTGCTGTCTAGGTTAGTCATTGTAAACTTCTCTCTCATTTTGTTCACAGTTTCGTCGTCAAGCACTTGTTCATCTGCTGTTTTGAAATCTTTTGATGCCGCTTCATAATGACTTTGTTTTGCGATGTTCTTCATGTAACCTCTTAGGTTCTCTAATTTCAATTTTGTCTGTTCGATTATGTCACCTGCATTGTCATTCAATTGATCTTTGTTTGTAACGTATCTCGAGAATGAATTTAATTTTGCGATGTCTTCTGATGTTGCAACGATGTGTTCACCAAATTCATCATGTGGTCTTCCACCATTTGACACGTGTCTCTGCATGGCTCTCGCACCTGCTAAATGAGTCATTGGATACTTGAACCTTTCACCTTCTTCATTTTCGATGTAAAGTGATTGTATCTGTCTTGATCTTGATCCTGGCACAGTTTCGTCAACTTTGCCTTTGTGCCTGATTATTAATTTTGTTTTGTTTAGATTTTCAAATGAACTTTTTGAAGTGCCTGTTAAGCCCTCTGCAACCGGTGCCTTCTCAACACCTGCTAGTTTAGTGATTCTGTTTAGTTCTTCTGACATTTCATCAGTATTTACCGTTTTGTTCGTATCTGCAAGATTTTCATAGTCCTGCTTCGATAGGTTCGATTTGGTTATATCACGCACATCAAAACGTAATTGATGCTCCACTGCAAAGTCTTTCAGTTCCTTAAGGAATGCATACCATTCACCTTTGCTGTCCTCATCTATCTTGTCCACTAGATTACGGTTATAAAACACTTTCATGGTCTCACCGTCTGCTATTGATACACTCACTGATCCAAATGTGTCGGAATCTTCCTGGAATTCAAATTCAAAGAACACAGCACTTTCTGAATCGGCTGTTGCGGCACCGTTCTCATCACCTAGTCTGATGTTCGTGAACTGTGATCTGATCTTATTGAATAGGTCCTGTGAATTTTTTGGGTTCATGTAGCATTATTTAGTTTGTTTGTTAGCCATAGAAAGATCCAAACACAGGCATTGGTTTGAGCTCTGACGTCCTATCTGTCCATTTCTCGAATATTTTGGGGTCAAAATCAGCCAATGTTTTTATCATACGTGTCATTAACAAACAAGCACTGACTAGATCGTCGTGTTGCCCTGCCTTTGCACTGTAACTCATACCTGATGCAACAAAGTCCTTTAGTTCTGAGATCAGTAATTGCGAGTTTAATTTCATTTTGTCATTCTCAACAAGTTCTTTAAATTTTGTACAGGCATCTATCTTGTGTTTTGCTGTTGTATTAAATCCTCTTCTGAACTTACGTCTGTGTCCTTTCCTGATCGGTTCAGACAAGAACATACCAGGTATATTTTCTTCACCTATATCCATGACTCTCAGTAGGGCCGCTTCACCTATTGAATTATTCTCCATTGAATAGAATATCTGTGGTGATGCTGTTTGATCCTTCTCCATTATTGCATCGTGTAGGTGTTTGTTGATCTGTTGTAGAATCCTAACTTGGTGATTCATGGGTGTTGTATTGTGATGCCATTCTGCCACCTGTTCAAAACTAGGGAGTTCGAAAACCTGTATCGCGGCATAGTCGCCACCTGTTCCCATGGCAGGATCTAGGCTTGTCAGGTAAGTGTTTCCCGGTGTGGGTCTCTTGAACCAACGTACTTGTCCTGTTGTTTCCACAGGTGCTGATCCTTCCATGTCTACTAGGTGTGTACTGCTGATCAGGGTTTCGTCATATATCAAGAATTCACATTCGTGTTCCCTTCTGAATCTTTCTTCTCCAATCCTGGCTTTCTCTGCATCTGCCCAATCTTGATCCCTGTCTGGGTGTTCTGACCAGTGTGCCTTCATGGCGTAGAAACCATTAGTTCCTACTTTTTTGTCATTGCCGTATTCGTCAAATCTTTTGTTGGCTTCTTTCCAGATTAGTGCGAACTGATCTTCATCTGAGTTGGGTGTGCTTGTTATCATGCACTTACCACCAGTTGATAGTGTAGGTGATAGTGATGTCCAAAACTCTTTGGCCTTCTCTGGTGGTTGCACGAATGCAAACTCATCACAATAAACTAGTGTAAGTGACATACCCCGTCCTGTGTTCTCAGTTGTCGTGGTTGCTGATATCTTTGAGCCGTTGTCAAATTCTATACTGTTTCTGTTGTACTGTGTTACACCTGCTTTGATCCATGCTGGTAACATCTCATAAGCATAACGCACTCTAGACATGATGTCTGATGCACCTGCATATTTGTGTGCCGCAATTAGTATCTGTGAATCCGGTCTGAACATGGCATACCAAATAAGGAAGCCTGATGCACATGTAGTCTTACCTGTCTGTCTAGGTAGCATGGCAATCGAAAATCTATGGTCGTTGTAACTTTCGATCAATCG